TTGCCGAAGAAGACCCAGGTGATGTTGCCGGGCTCAGTCGAGAAGTCCCCGGCGTGCCACACATCCCCGTTAGACATGATTAGACACACTTGACGCAGTCCCCCAACCCACAGGGCCGCCACGATTGACCCGCCCCAGGGCTGGCTGGGCGGGCTGTTCGGGAGTCGGGTAACGGTGGCGAATGGCGGCCTGGGTCCGATAGACCCGTTCAGGTACCGGACCACGTTCAGACCACGCCAATGCGAGTAGCTGGCTGACAACTTTCTACGGCCGTAGTGGTACGCCTGCGGCGCACGCCGGCCGAGATCATGGCTGATCCAGTTGTCCCACTCGATGACCTGCCTGGCCATCAGATCATGCTTCCGGGGCGCACACGCACCCTAATGGATTCGTGCCAGCGGAGCTTCTCGTCTCGGGTACGAGCCAGCCACCGGGTGTAGGCAGTGTACGCTGATTCGGCACGAGTATCCTCCCGCACCATACGCAAGCAGAGGTATGCGGCGTACTCGATGATTCCCACATGCCAGTTGGCGGTCGAGGGCATGAGAAGCTGGTCGGTGTCACCGATGAGTAGCGGCTCTCGCTGATACCAGCGGATAACGAGTTGGCGAGTATCCATTGGAGCTGGTCCCAGAACAAGGTTGTCTCCAAAGACTGAGTATTGGGTGGCGTTGCCTTGAGTGGCGCCAACCGGGAAGTTGAGGCGGTCCATCTCCTGCACGGCTCGAAGCTCCAGGAGGTTGCCAGAAAGAGTGTCGAAGATCGAGTGGACCCGGTACCAGTTGGGCCCGAGGAGTGTGACCAGGGAGTAGTCGGTCTGGCCCACGATCCCGTTGAATGGCGTCTTGACCTGGAGCCAGGGCCAGTCGATCTCGCTCACTACCTGCTGCACGGCCTCGTTGATGAAGTCGTCAATCACGTCCGAGGTGAGGACCGTGTCGGCCGTGGTGGCCGAGATCCGATTGCGGATCTTGCTGCGGAGGAACGGCAGGGTGATCCCAGCCACTTCTACTCCCCAGTCGTGTCGGAGTTGGGCTCGCTAATGACCCCGATGTTCTGGTTCTGGTTCGACTTATCAAGGGTCTGGCGCAGGAGTTCCTGGAGCGGGGTCAGCTTGTTCCAGCTCGGGTGCATCTCAGCGAACAGGCCGTTGGCACCACAGTCGGGCGCAGCCTTGAATCCCGAGTGCTTACGGGGGGCGACAGTAGCCATATCCCCAGTTTACCGCAGGCTAGTAGTGGCCCCCGAGATCCCGGCCAGCAGCCCAGTAAACCTTCTCCATCACGTCCCGGAGCTTGTCGTCCCCGGCCCGGTCGTTGCTGGCGTGCAGCTTCTCGTTGTGGGAGATGACCGCCTTAGCAGGGTCATACCCCCGACGTGTATCACGAGATAGGAGCCCCCGAATGAGTCTCTCATCAAGCCCGACCCCGGGAGCAGAGCGGGCGACAAGACGGTACTGACCATCATCTTCCTTGCGCCACACGTACAAGCGGTTCTCTGGGCCGGCGTACACTTCAAGGTTAGGATCCCCCTCCCAGCCCAGAGCAGGGTCGCCGCCCTGGAGCTTCTCACGAATGCCGCTCTCCAGGAAGACTACCGATCCGTCCTGGAGAGTTTGCGGATGAGTCAGGCTCACAAAGGCCTCCTAGAGGCAGATAGTCAGAGCGCAAAGCTTCTTAGCCTGGCCGGGTGGAAGAGCCGGCGCCACGGTCGTTGATGTCGTAGTGGGGGCCGGCTTGACCGTAGTAGTTGGGGCGGGTTGAGGGGTGGGCACTGTCGGCAGCGGGAAGAACTGAGGCACCAGGACCGGGACGGTGACGACGGGCCCTGGCACCGGCACCAGAACCGTCACGGGCGGCCCGGGGACAATGACCGATGGAGGCGTCAGAACCGGCACCCTGTGATTCACAACCCGCTTGGGGGCAGTCAGAAGGATGAAAGCCCCGTAGACAAAGAAGGTGCCGGCAAGAATGGTCCCGGCCACAACGGGCCACTTAGGCAAGCGCCTAAGCCAGCGCATCTACAGTCCGATGACGAGGACTTCAACCGTGACGGCCGAGAGGTCGACTGCCGACGCAACTTCCGCTCCGGTCGTGGAGACGAAGAACTGCAGCTTGCCGCCGTTGTTCGCCACGGTGTTCGAGTTCGAGGCCGTGGCCGGAATCACAGCCAAGATGGTCGTCATCCCAAAAAGGGACGGCGTGAGCACGAAGCCGTTGGTCGTGTACGAGTTGCCGCCCGTGATGCTGCCAGCCCACACCTGAAGTGCAGGGGCGCCGGCCGGGCTGGGAACCCAGTTCTGGGGGAAGTGACCGACATTGTTGGTAGGGCTAACGGTAACAGCAGCAGCAGACACAGTGGTCCTTTCAGGGGGACGTTCTAGTTCCAGTATAGCAAGAGGCCCCCGGCTCGCCGGGGGCCTCGGAACAGCAGATTAGATATCGGGGCTTACGCCTCGATCAGGTCGCTCACCAGGCAGTGAGCATTGCGCTTGTCGGTGGCCAGCTCGTGGTACTTGAACAGGACCGCCTCGTAGGCGTCGAAGCCGGGGACACGGCTCAGGACCGCACCATCCTCCTGCATGAACTCCCAGTCCGACATCTGGAACTGGATCAGGTGGTCAGTGTTCAGGCCCCACGCCTTGTTGTTCGGCGCATCACGGTCCCAGATCAGGCCAACCTCGCCCCCGCCAGCGGTGATCGAGAGGGCCTTGAAGCCGCCCTTCAGCTCCAGGGTGTCCGGGAAGCGCTTGAGGGAGGTCAGGTTGTTGGAGTAGGCACGGAAGACACCGTCGCTGGTGAACCAGAGGTTCAGGTCTTCACCACCAGCAATCTTGGTCTGGTGCATGGCCTGGGCGGCCAGGTTCTCAGTAAAGGAGCGGAGGGTGCCGCCGTTCGAGAGGACCGTGGACTTCCAGAGGGGCTGGGTCGAGGGGTCGACATTGAAGATCAGGCCCGTGTTCGAGACGATGGCCTGAAGGCCAGAGATCTCAAGCTGGGGCGCTGATCCGCCCGAGCCGAACCGGAAGACCGCATCGCCCGAAGTGGTGGTGACTGGCGCACCGTCAACCGTGATGGATGGGGTGGCTGTGTTGACGGCGGTGATGGTGCGCTGGGTGGCGTCCGACGTGGGGGCGGATGTGGTGCCGATGTCCACCAGCATCCCAATCTCAAGCTGGCGAAGCTGGACGGCCGTGGTGGTCGTGGAAAGCACCAAGGTGTTCAGGGCAGTGTTGGTGGCGAAGGTGGCGATGACGCCGTTCGCTGTGCCGAAGACCTGGCGGTTCACGTCACGACGGAGGTCGCTAGTGACGCCCTTGGTTTCCGAATCGACAGCCCGGGTGAAAGATCCCCGGTCGGACTTCATGGCTCGGATGGTCGGGCCCGTGATCTGGATGCGGCCGTAGTTGTACTTCAGCGGCACACGCTCCTCAGCGTAGCCCTGGTTGCCGGCGATGGGCAGTGCGCCACCGTCCGGTCGGGCACCAACGCCCGAGTTACGCTTGACGTGGATCGAGAGGACCGCACGCCGGCCTTCGATGTCAGTCGAGTTCTTCTCGAACTGCATGAGAGCGACAACCGCCTGGTTGATCTGCTCTCGGATGGCCGGCTGATAGTCCTCCTTGAGGGCGCTATCTGCGGCGCTAAGGGTCAAAGGCATTGCAGGACACCTTTCTTGGTGGCTTGGGGGATTAGGGTTGCCGCCCGGCCACCAGGACCGTATGGCTTGATTGGGTCTGGCACCTGGCCGTCGCCTCTACTCTCCAGAATAGCATGAAGCCCGACCGAAATGGCCGGGCTTCATTGATAACCTATGTACTACTGCTACATCCGGTCAAGCCGGGCCATCATGGAAGCCTTGGCCTCCTCAAAGGTCTTCGGCTGCTTGGGCTCGGACCCAGGAGCCGCACCCCCACGAGGCACGATGGGCCACCCACGACGCTCTGCTTCACGAACCTCCAGGGCCTCACGCAGGCGCTCGTCCTGCTCAGCCTGGAGCTTCTTGTGGGCGGCCTGCAAGTCGGCCTCCGTCTCGTGCTCAGCGGTCCAGAGGAGATTGACGTACTCCCGGGTGCCAGGCTTGTAGCCGAGGGCGGCGGCCTCCTTCTCGATCTCGTGGATGAGGCCTTGCTGGGTCGTAGCCGCAACCCGCTCGTCTACCATGCGGGCGATGTCCCGCTCAGTGATCTGCGGGGCCGGCGCAGTCGGGTCAGCAGGAGCCGGCCCATCCAGGTACTCAGCAACCGTCTTCATGTAGGCGGCGGCGGCCTTTTTGTCGGACTGGGTGAGGCGGATCATCTCCTGCCACACCTTCTGGTCGTCGTCGGTCACGCCGGTCCAGGGGGCTGACGCCTGCTGCGCCTTGATCCGCCATTCGGCAGCCTCGTCCCGCAGGGCCCGGACGTACTCGGCCGGGAACTGCTTTGCTTCGGCGGTGCTTGCGGCACCTTCGGCGGCTGTGGCGTGCCTGGCGGCATCCTCTGCGGCTGCTTGACCTTCTTCATTCTCGGGCATTACGCCACCTTCCTAGGGTCAATGGTGATTCCTGCCGACCTGCCTGTATGCGTGCTCCACTGGAGGTGCCGCCTACCCGTGTTGTAGATTCCGCTCGACTTCGAGTAAGACCAGCGGGTGACCCTATTTGTGGCACCCTCCACTCCGAGTGGCCACCGTAGGCAGGCGAACCACGTTTCACTGTAGCCCTTTACTTCCTTCTCAATCCAGAACTTCACTTTTCTCCTTCACCGGACCTGCCGGATTGTTGGTTATGCCCCGCCCTGGAAAGGCGGGGGCGCTGCTGCGGCCGGGGTTCCCCCCGGTGCGGACATCGGTGCTTGACCCATAGCGGCGGGGCCTACAGGGGAGGCGCTGCCGGCCCCAGCCGCTAGGGGGCCGCCGGGCGGCGGTCCTTGGCCAGGAGCCGGCGGCTGGGCACCAGCTTGTCCTGGCCCACCACCGTTCTGCATGGCGAGCTGTAGTGCGTCCTGCGGGCTCATGGGGGCCGGGGCGCCCTCAGCGTTAGCAGCGGCGGCGAGGGCCGGGCTGTGTTGCGCCTTGTTGAGTTGCTCGCCCATCTGTTCGGCCGAGAGAGTCTCGTGGCCCTGGATGTGGAGAGCGATCAGGTTCTTCTTGACTTTGTCGAGAAGTTCCCAGCGGACGGACTTGCGGAAGTTGTTGTGTTCCTGGATGTGGACGTGATGATCCTGCCACGGCTCGGGAACGGGCGCCTCGCCCATCGAGAGGTAGTGGTTCTCCCGCCGGGCCTGGGCCACGTCCGGGCTCACAGCCTCAATCAGGTCACGAGCGTCGGGCAGGTCGGCCAACTTGGCGAACTGCTCGGCAGTCTGGATGAGCCCCATCTGCATGGCCCGCTCAGCGAATGCCTGCTGGGCCGCACGGGAGCGGTACGTGATCGAGTCGAGCGGCACCTTGGCGGTAGTCTGGCCGGCCATATCGGCGCCGGTCCATTCCTCCATGAATGCGGACTGACCCGGCTCGATAACCTTCGCCTGGCGCTTGTTCTTCACGTTGTCACGGTAGAGCTGGAGGACCATCGTGGCCACCTTGGACCAGGCGGCTGCAGTCTCCTTGGTCATCTTGGCCAGGGGGGTGGCGTCATTCTCCAGGAGGATTGAGAGCCCAATCCCGGACTCCACTGATTGGGGAGCCTGCCCCTGACTGACCTCGTGAAGGCCCATGATGTCGTCCATCGACTCCAAGAGCTTGTCTGGTAGGTCAACCCACCACTGGGGCATGACCGGAGGTGTCAGGTAGGCAGGGAGCTGTGATCCGTCCGGGAACTGGAGCACCTCGCCCGGAAGGTCAGAGAACTGGTCAATCAGGTCCACAGCCGACGCTGGTACCATTAACCGTGCATTTCCAGCAAGCTTAAGGTGCTCAATGATCGAGGACCAGGCTGCATTGTAGGCGGTCTGGATCGGGCGCACAGCCGTCATCACTGTCTCGCCGGTCCAGCGGGAGTTGATCTTCGTCTCCCGCACGAGTGCGAAGTTCAGGTGGTCCTGGAACGGGAAGCACCAGTCGTACGGGCCGTCCACGATCTGGTTGTTGACCACGGTGGCGATGACACCGGCCGGGCGCAACCAGTTTGGACGCTCGTAGTAGGTGAGGACCAAGGTAAGGTCGGCCCGCTCACCGCCGCCACGTCGGGCGTCATTGAGAAGCCTGTTCTGGAAGGGCGTAAGGCCGGCCGTGGCGTCCGCCGGGGGGACGTGCGGGAGGTGGTACATGGCCTGGACCTGGTGAGGTGGGAAGGTCTTAGCCTTGATCCACCAGCGGGCCGTCTCAGCGTCCCAGGCGCCCGGCTCCACGGCCATCTCCACAATGGACAGCGGCGTCTCCACGGTGTCGCCCTTGCCGAAGCTCTTGCCCGACACGGGGTCTTGGCCAATCGAGTCCTTAGCCTCAGGGTCCCAGTCAACGCATATAGCGCCCGAGCCCCCACGAAGCACGGCCCAGTTGATAAGCTCCCTGGTCTGCTCCCAGTCGTGCCGGCGAGCCACGTCCCGCAGGATAGCCTCCCCGATTCGGGCCCCACGGATCGTGGCATCGTCTGGGCTGGAGGGGAGAACCTCGAAGCGAAGTTCTCGGGCGCAGAGTTGGCCGATCAGGGTCCGGGCCTTGGGCCACATATGGTTGACGGTGACCTGAACTCTCTCAGGGTCACGAGGGATCTGGTCGAGGCGCCGGGTTTCGGTATTGAACCAGAGCCATCGGTCTTTGCTGGCCCATCATGAAGGAATGATTTAGCCAGTAGTCCACACACTCGGCACGGATCGTCCGAGTTGCGGCGTTGTACAGGTCACGAATCATGCCACCAGTAATCAGGTGATTAGGGGTGTCATACATTCCGGCAGCAGCAGTGGCCGAATCGGTGTCACCAGGACGAGACAGAATCTCGTTAGCCTGGCCGGCGGGCATTGCGTTGCCAATCATCTTTCTTGATGAGCCAGCATCAAATCACCGCCTCGGGCGATGCTAGCCCCGTCAGCCCGGATCTGTCCGATCCAGGTACTCAGCAGCGGCCCTGAGCAGGCGGGACGAATCTTGAAGTCGTCCGATTCCGTTATTGCAGTCAATGCAGAGGAGTTCCCGAACCAGCCCCGTTTTGTGGTTGTGATCCACAGCGAGACGAGCGCACCTTCCACTCGGGGGAAGATGGCAGATGACGCATAGGCCGCCCTGGAGAGCGAACTGTTGCTCGTACCATTCTCGTGTGACCCCATACTCCGATTGTAGCCTACGTTCCCATTCGTAGTCCGCACGGCAGGGCTTACAGATTCTGTGCCGATCGTCCGGTCCCCGGCCCTTGGTGGAAAACTCAACGAGGGACTTGTCGAGACGACAGGAGGAGCAGCGCACACTCCACTGTACCAAACGCACGTCTGGTTCACATCGCACCTCCGTCAAGGCCAATGGGGACGGGCCGAGGCTCACGCCGATTCGGCCGGGCAATCGGAGCCGGCTCTGGCCCGTCGAAGTCCGTGGCGGCTGTGGTCTGGCGCACACGGAAGTCCCCGGCGTTGCGGGCCAGGGCGGCGTCGAGCAAGCGGGCCCGTTCGGTTGCCCAGAGCTTTTCACGCTGGTTCTGGCTGTGAACGGTCCACGCCTGGAGCGCCACGAGGTAGCCAACGAGGGCCACCAAGATTGCGTCAGCCAGCATTGAGGACAGCCCTGAGATCGTCCAGCACGGCCTGCTGCTTGCGCAGGTTGTGGTTCTCCTGACCAAGCTGGCGGTTCTTCACGGCCAGGGCCCGAGCCTTCTCCTCCGAGATCATGCCGACCAGGGCGGCCGCCTCGCAGATGCAGCTCTCGCAGATCGAGAACAGGCCCTCCATGTCGATCAGCTCGCCCGTCGTGACTACTCGCTCACGGGTGCCGTCCCGGGCGTTGCGAAGGTCGCTGTGGCACACCGAGCAGTTGACACCACGGTCAACGCCTGGCAGGAACTCGTTTCTCAGACTCCATGTCATTTCATTGCCTCCAGTACCAGTCTACACGAGGACACTTGAGACAGCCTGGACAGGCCCCCCGGCTGTCAGCGGTCGAACCTTGCGGGTAACGGTGAAGCGGTCAGCGAGGCCGGGATCCTGCCTGCTGACGAAGTTGTTGAGTAGGTAGGTTTCCTTGAGTAGGTAGTACACCGAGAAGGGCGCCGTGAGGGGGGTGCTGCCCTGGAAAAGCTGGTCTATGAACGGAACAGAGATCACGTATGGGACAGCATCCTTCTCTGTGACCTTGAATCCGTTGTCTATCTCGGAAGTTGGGGCAACCGTGCCCTTGAAGATCTGGGTTACCGGGAATGCCCCATCATTAGGGGGCACGGTGTACCCGTGAAGCTCTGCCGTGACCTGATAGAGGACGCTGTAGGCGTAGGCCGAACCAAAGATGCTGCCCCCGTTAGGCGGGGTGGCCGCCCCTGTGCAGACATTGGTGAGTGCGCATAGTGCAGCGGTCATATCAGGTAGTCCTTGAGTAGAACAACGGGCGGGGCGCCAGCGGGGAACCTGGCCTTGTAGACCTTCGTTCGGCCA